ACCACGTACCATTCGAACTCGTTTACGTCCTCGAACAGGGCCAACATAACCAGTAATGCTTGCTTTTCTTTTCGGAGCTCTGCTAACAGACGACAAAGAAGAACCACTAGAAGTACTAGAACCAGTCATTTTATTTTTGGAAAGAATATTATATCCTTTCAAAGCATATTTAGCTCCACGAACACCACCATGAATATAACCAAGTGCAGCAGCACTAGCACCGCCAAAAAAATCCATTGAGAAATTTAGGAAAGATTTATTTCGGTAATTAGTAGTCTTCTCTCTAAAGCTAAATAAGTTGCATTATCTAATTCAGGGTACCAAGAGCGCGGGTGAATATTACTAGTTATCCAAAACTTGTCTGCCATTAACGGTCTAGAAGAGCCTTTAATCTCCACGCGGACCGGGTACCGATCGAGCCATCGTAATAAGTGGGATATGTCGATTCCTCCTCGAAACTCATCGATAATAACATTCGTCTGATGAGCGTATCCGCACCAGAACTTCGAGCGCGGATCTTTAGGGTATGCCTCAAGTCCTGCCTCAAGCCAGGCACGACGCGACTTACCAGAACCAGTTTCACCCCAGTAAACGCAGCAAGTCCGTTCAACAGCAACTGGGACCGCATGGTCAGCAGCAATTCTTGAGAGTTGGCCATAATATCGTACGTAGATGTCGGCTGGAAGGACATCCAACGAGCCCTCCTTAGCCTGGGTTCGTACGATCTCCCAGTCCGTACCGGAGTTTCGGCGGAGAGGACGCTCTCCGTAATGGAAGGGCTCCCCGATCCTGGTGAGCTCCTTCCAGACATACTGTTCGGCGGCGGCACTACGGGTAAGTTCCCAGTGTCCGATGACAGGGGCGAAAATCGTTCGTACAGACCGAAGGGATTCCTTCTTGGTGGTGATAAAGAAGATCTGGTAGTGATCGTACCCATTCTCACCTCCGGACTCCCGTTGTCCCATAAGGTACCTGATTCCCAGGGGTAAGGTAGGCTCCCATCCACTGGAAGCTGGGATGGTTCCCATCCAGTACCTTCCCTGTCTTCTGTTATCGTTGGCAGGAGACCGGCCGCCTGAGGCGAGTTCCTGAGATTGTATTCGATCGGACATCCCATTAAATTTTTTTCGAAATTTGGTGGGAATTGCCTTCCTTTTATATAAAAAGTCACGTGACGAGGCTGTGCCTAAGCCACTCAGGGTAAGCCACATTTAATCAAAGTGAGACTTCGATACCGAGACTTCGCTATAGTAAGTAATACTAGGCACGGACGTCTCAAGTCCGTGCGTCTTTACTATAGCGAAGTCCCGATATTCGTAGATGGCTTTTACGCCTATCTTGGCCGCAAGCGGCCGCTGATCTTTGTGCCGTTCGGCACAAACCTTAACCCTAACTCTAACCCTAAACTAACCCTAAAATATAATTTATTAAATTTCAGTAGTAATAATAGTATAAGCCGGCATCGTAATACCAGTACAGCTGTTAACACTTTCAGAACTAAGTAAATTAGATATGCATTGCATATCATTTTTAGAACCAGTAGAGGCATAATTTTCAGGACATCTACAAGAAACAACTCGTAAAGTTTCAACAATTAACCCTCTATTGGTAAGATCACTAGCGGCATTACCACGACGAACAGCTGTACCAAGGCTACCACTAAGATCCTGACCCATACTAGGGTCATTCATATATACATAAGTAACTTCTTTCGTAAAGTTCTTACGATATTGAGCATAACTAGCAACATTAATTGGGTCTAATCCTTTCTGAACCCACTTATTCAAATCAAGATGGGAACTATAACAAGATATAGTTTGAGTATCAGTACAACCAGGTGCAATTCTAAAAGGAACAATTTTAATATGATATTGATTTTTCAATTGAGGATACATTGTAGGCATGTTCCCAATTGTATTAATCGTTGAACCTGATACAAAGAACCCAGTGGAGGCAGCAGCGGTATCAGTATAGGCTTTAAAAAAACTTTCAGCAGTCGTCATAAAATCTTCCTTCGGAGTAGTAATAATTTTATATCCAGAAATAGCAATAGATTGAGAATTTGTAATAGTTATAATAAGTTTTTCTGAATACTCTGGAATTTCAGTACCAGATATAGAACCTGCAAATGCGGTTGCTCCGGGATCAAAATTGGCCGCACGCCCTTCAAATAATGTCTTAACATTATCAATTATTTGAAAATACTGCCCAACCATGAATTTAGCAGATAAAGGTGCTACAAGAGCACCTACACCATTAATATACGTTGGTATATCAATAACATTTTGCAACCCCGAAACAGCTTGAGGTGACAACATACCCAAAAAATACTTCCGATATCTTCCTTTGGCAATATCTCCATGAACAACTTTATTGGCAATTTTCCTCACAACAAGCTTTTGACACTTGTTCAACGAGTTTTTGCATTTCTTGTAGCTTTTACGACTAACAAACTTACGTTTCGCAACACGGCGACCACGTACCATTCGAACTCGTTTACGTCCTCGAACAGGGCCAACATAACCAGTAATGCTTGCTTTTCTTTTCGGAGCTCTGCTAACAGACGACAAAGAAGAACCACTAGAAGTACTAGAA